TTTTATTACATAATTGTCCCACTTATATACCAAGTTCCCTCTACTAGTACCTGCTCGGCAGTACTCAGCATTACGGAAAAAATTTTCCTTGGAAATGTAACCCATTATATAAGCGTGGGTCATATCCTTAATAATATTAACAAACCAATATTGGTCACATTTCTGCTTCTTACTATATCCAAATATTGTACAGTCATAAAATGGTTTGGGGGGTTTATTTACAAGTTTGGTTTTCACTTCTATCTTAGTACCCTTGTAATTAATGTCATAGTCATACATCTCCTGAAATGATTTATAAACGTGTGGCGTGGTCTTTAGGTAATCACCTACAATAATCTCACCAATAGCACCTGTTAGATAAGCCCTCTCACCAATCTTGTTTTGCTTGAACTTCAACGTCGGATTTGAGATTTTCTTCGCCCTCTCGATTTGGTCGTTTGAAATCGGTAATTTCAGCATTACCACTAATTAGACCCCCCACATTTATAAAGGTTTATATGTATCAATCGATGACCTAACTGATGAAACGGAAAGACAGTAGGTTTCGTTCTTTTTGCGAAATAACATTTGATACCGTAATAGCAGCATCCATAGCCACCACACTTAATTATTTGGTTTTGCCACATTATATTGAAACTATAGAAAGTGGTGATTTCTTGGGTATGTTGTCAATATCATTCTGGTATGTCTCTGCATCAATGATAAGAAAGTACTTTATCAGAAGATGGTTTGTAAACATGAAAACTACTCCTTCTCGGAAGTTGGTTGATTCTCTATACCTTTTGAAACGAAAGTTCCCTGTATTCTAAAAAGACATCTTGCTAACTGTCTACGTGAATGATCTCCTATAAGGTCACTACATGCAACACATATAATCTTCTCTATTTGTTTATTGCCCAAGTGCAACAGCGTATTTCCTCTTGTTTTGATTAAGTCGTGGTTTTGTGGCAAGTATGTTGTTACAACACTTACATCTAGCCTGTGACCAGTCTTCCTTGGATATCCACCACTCGCATTCTCTACAATGTGAGTGAGTTGCGAATGGCATGAATTTTGGTCTTGGTTTCTTAAGTCCAAAGCACCACCCATTACAAGTTGGTGCAGCCATTATCGCTTACCGAAAAATTGTTCGCCTATTGTCTTTGTAGACATTTCCATATAATCTATAGTGTCCATAATGATCTTCTTTATTACATCCTTATGGGTCTTTGGAATCCAATCCTCATGAAGTAACTCAATAAGGTCGTGAAGGAATGAAGTCCCACCTACAATACTCATACCCAATCCTCCATCTTTGAAGCATCATATGCTTGTTTTTCCTTAACGTTGAAAATTTCCTTCTTAGCGTCATTATATAAGTATAATATGAGCATTGCAATTCCTGCTGGTGGACATATCGCAATCATTAGAAATGTAATCCAGAGATATTTATTCAATTTGCATGAACCTCATATTTGTGAGTCTGTAAGGCTTTCTTGTTTCTAAACCCCTCCTCACATAAAGGACATTTCTGATGAAATCGAAAGTTAACCATTTTTAGCCATCTCAATCTTTCTAAAACTATGCTTAGTTATAAATGTATGCAAATCTGCATCCTTTTTAACTTCAAACCTCATTCCACATTTATAACATCTGTATATGAATTTCATATCTTCCTCTTAAACATCTTAGCTAGTTTACTATGTGATTTTTCATGTTCAAATACATCTTTGTAATCTTCATCAGTCCAATACATTGATTCCTGACCCTTATGCCAGCCACAGATTTTACATGTAAAATTCATGTCTTTATCCAAGTTTCCTTATGACATAAACACCTGCAATGATTATTGCAATTAACAGTTGCACATGATGAACATTTTAATTTCATATCTTCCACTCTTTTCCACAATCGTCACATATGAGCCATTTAACTTCTGGTTCGCCCATCTTAAATTGAAATCCTTGTACAAGATCTTTAGATTTACATTTTGGGCACTTATGCTTTGCTGAGTTCATCTAAATCCTTCCTTGCTATTATGTTTAATTCATTAATGCCTGTTTCCTCACTTTCCATTTCAATCGCTATATTCTTATTATAGGCAGTCGTTGAATCGTTAATTTCAATCTTGATCTTGTTGGTCATATTTCACTCCTTTTCCATCGCAACTAGGGCATCTAAAACTCTTAGACATGTATTTTATGTCACACGCACTACAATACCTCATGGTGTAAATGAACCATACCCTTATATAAATCTGTCTAGACTAAAGCACTCCCTAAATTTCGGCTGCCTTCGGCAGCCTCAAGTATCTGCGTCGTCAGCGAGACGTTCAGTCTCTTCTCGAATTTTGTCTTCGGCGAGGAAGTTGAGTTTCCAAAACGTACTGCGATCTTCCCTAGGAATCTTATTAGGATCTTTCTTACCGAATACATGTGTGAACCAATTAAGAATTGTGTTATAGTCAACTATCTCCAATTCAACCATACCTGAACGACGTTTTAGAAGTAATAAATATTGCCTAGCTGGTTAGCCTAAGACCAGCCCTCCCTTTCGCTATGAATGCTACTAAGGTATGCAGACTCACACCACTAGGTATATAACAATATTTATAAGGCTATTTAATCTTTGTGTGTTATGGCATTAGGCAGAAAAGAAGAGAAGATAGAGGGAAAGAGTTGCTCCTGCGTTAAAACCCAAGGAAGAAACCCATACTGTAGAATACATGGCGATCAAAAGTATAGGGAAGGAGCAAAATTACCTTAACAAAAATCTCACATATTTTGACAAAGTTTATAAATCAGTGTATTGAGTAACTTATATGGGACTTACTGACACCATAAAAGGTGCTTTTGGTTTTAAGACTAAGGCATTCACAGAAACAACTGCTAGACCTAGTATAGCACAACCATATTTCTCTACAGATACAGGAGCAAAACTACCAATATTTCCATTCCCACTTATAATGATTTATGAGTTGGCAGATAACATAGATGCTATTAGAATACCTGTTGAAACCCTAAATAGAGAAATATTCAAGAATGGATTTGAAGTTGTTGAAAGATTTAAGTATAAATGTTCAAACTGTTCAAAAGAGTTTGATTACAAGCCAATTAAGAATGAAAACAAGGAAGAGCCAAACATGTCAGCTTCAAACGGTGAAAGTGAGACAAGTAGCGATAATTTGGAATGTGATACATGTGGAAACACCGAAATTCTAAGACCAGAGCCAACAAATAGAAAAATACTCGAAAAATTGATTCATGACCCAGTAAATGGCAACGGACAGACCATTGAAGATGTTATAAGACAGATAGAACGTGATTTAGAGATTGCAGACAATGCATACTTACTTTTATTGAAAAATTACTGGTTAGATGACACTACAGGTAAGATTGATCATGAGAAAACCGAAATTAAGGAATGTTTGCGAATAGACCCACCTCAAGTCGCTATGATATGCGATTCAGACGGTAGAATAGGCTTTGATGATAAAAGAAATAAGGTTTGGGTATGCCCACGCTTTGAACATAGAGATAAACGATTATTAGAACCAAAATGTGATAGATGTGGTGCAGAAGGTATTAAAGCAGTTATGGAAGTTAACTCAGTCTACTCTTTGGGTATTCCACAACCAAAACGTGTTATTTATGGTGAAGGTGAAGTTATTTGGAAAGCAGGTAAGTACAGACCAGCACTAGTCTATGGGTACTCACCAATTTACGCAATATGGTCAAAGGCAATGTCTTTGTCACATATGGACGAGTATATCAGAAAGTATTTCGATAAAATGAGACCTCCAAGAGGTATGTTAGTAATTGCATCTCGTAATTACGAAACATTCAGAAAGTCATGGGATATGCTAGAACAAAAGGCACAGGAAGATCCATACATGATACATCCACTTTTAGTCGAACAGGAGAAGGGTGGAAAGAATTTAGCACAATGGTTAGACTTTACAGGCTCACTTAAGGAATTAGAGTTCATTGCAGTAAGACAAGAACTTAGACAGATTATTGGAGCAATATTTGGCGTATTACCTCTCTATTACGGAGAAATGCCTTCTGGTTGGTCACAAGAGGGATTACAGGTTACAATTACCAATAGGGCAGTAAAATGGGGTCAAGACATATTATACAAGTCATTTTTCAGGAGATTGGGAGAAATATTAGGAGTTGAAGATTGGGATTTGAAATTGAAGGAAGCAGAAGAGACAGATGAATTAATGCACTTACAAATACAAGGAACTGAAATTGAAAACATGACAGCACTTCAGGCGTTAGGATTTGAGATTACAAGATCACATACTGGAGACTTTAAGGTTTCAAAAGACCCAGTAATCGGTATGAGAGAAATGATGGAAATGCAAGGTGGAGGACAAGGCTTAGGAGGCGACGGAAGAGGACAAGACGGAGTTGCAGCACCGAAAGAAGAGAGACAGTCATTTCAGGGAGAACCAAAAAATAAAAGACCTTCTGACATTGGAGGTATAGCACAGGGCAGTCCATCCAGTGGTAAGGGAACTTCCATGAGTAAGAAGAATTATCCAGACGGTATTACACCTATTAATTTTCAAGTAGTTAAAAACACATTACAAAGTGCAGTTGATCATGGTTGGAAGAAAACAAAGACTGTAGAACAACTGAGAAAATATGGAAGTATGACAGTAAGGCAGGCAAGGGAAATAGTTAAGCATGAGTTTGAATCAATAAGGAGGTGGGAAGATGGAGAAGAAGGAAGTAAAACACCAGCATAAACCAGAAGTTACAAAGGCTACTGTACAAGTAAAGGTAGTACCTACAACTGGAGATACATTAAAGGTTAAGGCTAAAATAGTTGAAATTAAAAAACCAAGTAATGTTTACAACGCAGATTACAAGTTAATAGATGATACTATAGAAGAAATCAAAAAATGTTGTAGAAAAGTATGTACAAGTGATTATGCTGCAAATAATGTGTATGTGATTCTGCAGTTGGCTTTGAAGAAAGTTACACAGGCAGAAGCATAATGGCAACAAAATTAAACGTAGATACTGGTGGGTTCGGTATTGGTAAGAAGCTTTGGGAGAAGCATCAAGCTGATGAGTTCACACACGTAGATAATTACAAGGAAGCCATATGCATAAACTGTTTCACTAAAGATGCTTCATCTGCTACTATAGCAGACATATGTGGAGAATGTGCTGGTAAGCGTGGTAGAGAGCCATTACTTGCTACAATATCACAAAAAATGTATGGTTTATGCTATTTTTGTGGAGAATACAAATTTCAGATAGAACAGATAAATGCTAGGT